TTCAAGTAGTCTAAGTCTTTCAGATTTACGCAATTTAGTATTCACCCTTCATATCTATGGGAGTTGGAGCGGTTGCTAAACTTCCACAATTAGAGCATTCCATATCAAGAAAATATGTTGCTATTTCAAAATTATCAAAGATAACCTTAACATTAAAAATGTTACATCCACACGGACATATGTGAGTTGGTGTTCCTCTCAAGTCCATTGAGTTATCATAGTTCTCTGGCTTTAGATTAATAATATCTTTAGATTCTTCTTCGTCATAGCCTTCATCGTCAGAGATTTTGTCAAAAATGACAATTGTATTCTTAGACAAGAAATCTTTAGCTGCACCTACGCCAAAAAGTCCTACTACAAGTAAGGCCAATCTGTTGAGCCATTTCATATATTTATTATACTCTACACTTCTATAATTGTAAAGGGGCCTCTTACGCTCATTATGAACTTGGCAGATGCTTCTAATGCTGTTTTTACACGTGTTCTTGGCGATCTAATATTCTTTGTTGAAAAGAGTGATCCTAAAGCTACCTGCTGTCCGCTTCCTTCTGCAAGATAGTCTACATCTGCTTCTGCTATATGAAAGTCATAGTCCATAGTAAACAGTCTTCCAGTTCCAGCAACTGCTATTAAAAATACTCCGCCTTCATCGCCATCTTCTGTGGAGCTACCAAATTTTCCATAACCATTTTCTTGAAATGTTTGCTTAATTGATTCAACAAACTTAGTACGCATAAACTTATCTAAATTTTTAAAGCCAGCAGTTGGTTTGTATAAAGGTGGAACCCAAGTATACTGAAGTATCTGTCCCATTCTAAAAGAATCAGTAAAACCTATACCGTACTGTCCGACTTTAAATACCTTTGGCGCAGTTACTTGCAAGATTAATCCGCTTTTTTCGTCAGAAGCTGCTGAATCTCCACCAAGGAATACTTTGTTTCCAGAAGAAAGGGCAACAATACATGTCATATCCTATATTGTACTATTTTTAATATTCTGTGTCGATCTCGCCATATTCCATTATATTTAATTGAACTAATGCATTTTCAAGCTCAGCCTTAATTTCAATTAATTCTTCAATGGAAGAATAATATTTGTCTTTCCACTCAGTTAATTCTTTTTCAAGCTGGTATAGGGATATTTTAAGGTCTTTTATCTCTAATTTAAGGTGGTCTTGCTCTCTTTCCGCCTGCCTTACCTTTTCCTTTTTATTATCACTTAGCCCAGAAATTATAGCAGTTCCCATGCCGCTTAAAATTGCTGCTGCGATTGCTAAAACTATTGCGGTATAATCCATAATAAATTAATTATACCTTAAAATATGTCTAAACTAGCAATTCAGATGCAGAAATATCCTTGCCAATATATCTTCTCTTTATAACAAATTCCTTAACAAATTCAGATCCATGAGATCTGGCTGCTAGGATGATAACCCATCGTGGTTCAAACTTGGAAGATATGCATCCTTCGCACATCAATAAGTTAATAGGCAGCAAAGAAGACTTTTTAGCATTTAACTTATTCTTTGTTTTATTGCAAGAGTAGCAAAGTATTTTATCCATTATTCGTTTTCCTCAAAGTGCATTATTACAATTTCATCTAGGACAATGAAATCTTCATTATTCATCATTTCTTCATACTCAACATCATCAATTGAATATTTTACTGTAGATGTGTAAAGACCCATCTCTCCAACAGTACCATGTATATTTTCATTTGGAACATAGACTATGTGTATTGTTTCAGGATACTCTATCACTAGGCTTCCCCTCTAATTCACATCTTACACCATAAGACTCAATGATCTTTTTAACCATTTCAACTTTAAAATCATTAACTGGCTTATTTAACTCTCTAATCTTTTTTGCCATCTCAGCATTGTAAAATACGGGCTTGTTTGGTTCGCCTGTCCATTGATTAATTCCATGCTTAAAATGATCTTTGTCCTTATCAATAAACATTTTTACCCCTCAGCTTTTTCCAAACCTCTGCATCTTTATGCAAATTTTTAGTTTTATCTATAGAGCCAGAGGTTAAATAAACTCCTCCCCAAACTCCATATTCAGAATTGTCTACTCCAGACTCATAACATATTTTAATGACTGGACATGACATGCATGCTTCGTCAATACTTTTTGCTATTGTTGAATCAGTTTCATACTTATCATAAAATAAATTAGTATTCATTCCACGACATACTGCTAAGCTAAACCAATCAAAATCGTCTTTATCTATACCTAGGTCATTTAAAATATTTGACATATTTTTTAGGAAGTTCCCATACTCCAGTATTGTTAACAGATACTTTTTCTGCCGTTCCCCATGAATTATTTTTAAATAATCCTTTTACGCTAGTGAAACCTGATGCGTCCTTTTTCCATATAATCAAATCATAATTATCCCAGTGTGGGGATAAATCTTTTGCTCTTTTAATAAAGAGTTCTACACCTAACTCATTAAGCTTTAACATGCTTTCCTTAATGCTAAAACGTAGCATCCCACTGTATTATTATACAGGAAATGCTACGCATTAGTCAATACTTATTTTACAAAAGTTCCATTCCAAATGGACTTCTTGATTGGCTCTTCCTTGTCCTCTTCATCATAAGACTTTTCTACTGGAACACAGTTTGGAACCATTCTTCCGTTCTTTTCTTTCATGCCTCTCTGAGTATACCCAGTCCAGCATGCCTTAGACATATTATCCCATTTATCTTCGTCTTCATTATCTGAGTCGTATGACTTGCTCATACATTCCTCACACTGATCACACGTGATATCCTTTGCCTTGCATGTTTCACATCCACAATCCTGATAAGCCTTTGAGACTGGCCAATTTACATCATTTTTCATTGGATCTCCTACTGGTGCTGGCCCATTTTCTGTCTCCATTTCTGGAGCCTCAGTTTCTGACTCTTCATCTTCTTCAGGCACTTCTAGCATTGATTCAATTGCTTCTGTTAAATGCTCTATAATAGCGTACATTTGTTCACGAGTAACTTCTGGGCGCAAAGCCTTTGTAATATCCTCATCATCTGGGATTTCAATTACTGTGTCTACTGGATTAACTACATCGTCCAAGATGTCCTTGATTTCTTCAAATAGCTCTGTTTGTGTAAATGATTTTTTCATATTCTTCTCTCTTTCAACAATTTTTCTAGACCAAGAAAATCCTGCGTCTCCACCCCATGCAAGCCACATAATCTTGCCGTTTGAAGGGCTCTCAGCATTATCCCAATCCTTACCTTTTTTATCTACTTCATGTCGTGAGAAGTATGAATACATTCTTTTTACTGTAGATAGGCTTAAGGTTTCACCTCTTGCAAGCTGTCCTGCACGAGTCCAGCCTACTGCAGTTCCTGCACCCTTGGCCTTACCCTGCTCTTTTAATTTAATAGCACGACGTGCTGCTGACTGCATTCCACTCGTTGGCTTATATCCCTCTTTAGGCATTATTTCTCCTTTACACTAACTACTTTGACAGACTTTATTTCGTCATCAATACCGAATATATCGCTTATATAATCTACAGCATCTTCCTCATTAAATGCTTGAACTTCTGCATTCACTTCAAGTTTAATGCTATAGTTATTCATTATTTACCGCAGGTTGGGCATACACCTTCAGCTGATGCTGCTGGCTTAACTGCTCCTCCAGATTTAAACTTAGGGCGACCAAATCCAACAATTGAAACCATTACGCCTGCTTTATTTTTCTTATATGCACGAAGTTGTTTGCAAGCTTCTCCGCCATTTCTTTGACTTCCCTTTTTATTTGAAGAAGTATTGCCTTCAATACACCAAACAGTTCCGTCTTCATTATCTTCAATAACAATTCCTACGTGAGAAATTCTATCGACACCGTCTGATGGAAAATCAAAATAGGCAATATCGCCTGGCTCTGGATCTGCAATGTCTCCATCAATCCATGCTCCTGCCTTTTTAAATGCTGCTGCACCGCCTGGTGTGTATACTGTATTAGGAATCTTTACACCAGCTTCGTTTGCACACCAGTTTACAAATGAACCGCACCATGGCTGAAAGTTAGCCTTTGTATATGCGCCATACTTTGTCTCATTATCTTTTGGACCTTCAATATATCCAACTTGAGACTTAGCAACTTGAATAAGACGAGCAACACTGCCTTTTGGTGCCTTAGCAGTTTCTGCTGGTACTGGAAAATCTGTCATGATTAATCTTTATCCCATTCTGTATCTACTGGTTGCTCTGCTGGCATTGCTCCATCTGGTTTTGCTGCTAGACGTGCTGCAGTAGCATCAATTTCTGCCTCAAGCTTCTTATCGGCTTGAGTATTCTTAGCATCCATTTCCTTGTTGTCAAGTTGTGCCTTCATAATATCTTTTGCACCAGACTGACCAATCAAAATTCCTGCAAGTGTTCCTGTAATAAATGTTGCAATACTTCCAAGAACATTGAAAAACATTTTATCGTTTTCTGATTGTGCTCCGATTGGCTGTGTTACAAATAGTAATCCGTAAAGAATTCCTAATGATGTGCATAGCAAAATTGTTCCTAGTGTTACTCCTAGAATAAATTTTAATCTCGCATCTAAGTCTTGGGGCGTAAGCTTTTCTTTAGCCATTTGTTGTTCCTTCTGGTGTTGTTTCAGCAATAACCTCTGTATCATTGCCAGTTAAATCTTTTGTGCATGTTCCACTTGCTTCGCATACTGGTGGGTTGCACTCTACATTTTTCCAATTGTCTGGATCTTGGCAAGGGTATCTATAAAACCCTTGATATCCACAACTAGTCAATGATATCACTAGTATGGCTGATAAAGCAATAGCGGTCAACCTTCTCATGATACTATTATACCTTATTCTTCTTTTCTTAATGGTATTGTTAAAAGCCAAATTACTGTGGCTATTAGTGTTGCTACCCCAACTACCTGCTGAGCACTGCCAGTAAGAGTTAGCCAGGCAATAAAAAAGCCTAACAAGGTAAATATTTGGGCTATACTTTCCTTAATAATCTCCCAAATATACTTAAACGTCCCTTTGATTATTTTCATTATATCCTCCTTGTCATGGCTGCTGCCACAATATTTGATGCAATTATGACTGGAACTACGACTTCTTGAGCTTTTTCTCTTTGATCGTCTGTCATATCCTTACCCCATTCAGATGGGTTTAAAACCTTTTCAAAATCTATATTAGTCAAAGCACCTAATGGATCCGCCAAAAATGCTTCTGTTTGAACCTCAGTTGTGGCATCTGCCAGTGTATAAGGCATGGTGGCATTTTCTGCAGCAGCCTCTCTATCTTTAAATTCTACAAATGCTGTTGCTAATTCTGGATTAGACTTCATGGCCTCTGCAATTATTGCAACTTCAGATGACCTAATTCCTAAATCTTGTGCTACCTCTTGTTTTGCCTCTTGAGTTAATGCAACAAGAGTTTGACTTACAGCAGCAATTTGTTCTTTAGACAACACAATTAATTTATTATCTTTGCTAGTTAGATTAGCTATAACTCCAGAAAGGTCTTCCGACGTTCCCGTTCCTTTTTCTGGAATTAATTCTTTCAATTCTTCATTGATTATGATATTATCATCTTGTGGTTCTTCAGAAGGTAAAGTTTGAGTTGGCTCTGGTTCAGGAGTTGGCTCTGGACTTATATCCGTTGGCTGAGGTGAAGGCTCTGGTGAAGGCTCTGGAGTGGGCTGAGGATCATCAGTTGGCTCTGGCTTCGGTTCATCTGTGGTTTCAGGAGTTGGCTCTGGAGTGGGATCAACTGGTTGAGTTTGAGGTTGATTTGCGGCTGCATTTGCTGCGGCTTGTGCTAAAGCGGTTGCAATTTCTCTAGCAACTTGTTCATCATAATACAGCCAAGCATCATTAATCGCATTATTCATATCAACAATAGACTGATCGTATACGTCAATAGAATTATTTTTAGCAGTCAAACTACTTGTTAGGTTTTGCTGTGCGGTTGTGAGGTTTTGATTAGCAATTGTGAGGTTTTGATTTAATGTTGTGAGGTTTTGAACTTCAATATTATATACATATACTTTATCATTATAAACATCTAGCTTATTATTGTATTCTATTTGTGCGCTTGCCTGTGCAGATACTGCTGCATCATATGAGTCAATTTGTGACTGCGTTACTGCAGAGCCAGAGGAAAATGTATTAAGATCGCAACTAAAACCTACTCCCCAACCTCCTGTATAATCGCATCCTGCACCAGTCCATCCTCCAGGAATTGCCCATCCAAGATGATATGAGCCTGGACCCCCTCCGTTATACCACCAAATTTCTACATCAAACGTCTTGTCTTGAGTAACATCGTATGTTGGAGAATATGCACTCCATGTAGCACCTTGCTCTCTCCAGTTATTAACAGCCAATACGCCATCAATATACATTCTAAATCCATCATCTGTATATCCTGCAAAGTATGTTGAAGTCCAATGAGACGGAACAGTAATTTGACCAGTAAATTTAACAACTATGTTTTCATATCTATTTCCACAAACTGGCAGGTACATAGAGTTTGAATTCCATAGTCCAGAACAAATTACAGAGTCTGGTGTAGCTATGCTTGGCCAAGTTCTTACCAAATTATATACAGTATATTCAAGTCCTTGACCACCAGCACTGCTAACTATTGATTGCGCTAATTGAACATTTGAATTTGCTGTATTAAGATTTAATTGAGCTATAGATAAATCAGATTCAGCATTATTTTTATTTAATAAAGCTGATTCAACGATACCAGATTGAGATTCTACTTCTATCTGAGCAGAATTTTTTGCTTGTAATGCTGATTCTTCGGCAATAATTGCTGCGTCATATGCAGTAATGGCGCTATCCATAAACTCTTTTGCGGAAACTGCATTGTTATACTTGTTTTCTGCGACATCTATTAAAGATATAAATTGATCTTGATATGCTAAATCAGGGACACTATTTTTAAGCCTTTGTATTTCTTGAGCGGCTAAACTCAGCGGATCATCACTATAAGCAGGAGTTAGGAATAGCCAACCAAACCCTAAGATGGCTGTTAAAGAAAGTCTCCATGCTTTATTCCTAGTCAACTATAACTCCTAAACAAACAGTTTGTTTATTTGTTTAATTATAGCATCAAGATTAATATATTACAAAGTTACAAACGATTTATTTGCTTGTTTACAAAATCTAAAAATTTGCCTGTAAACAAAGTAAATCCTAATTCTGGCTTAGAATTAACACACTCTGCACTAACTAAATACTTTGCCCACTCTTTAACTGCAGACTTATTCTTGCCAGCAGTATCTGCTAGAAGATAAGACACAATACCTAATGGATATGCGCCAGGCTCTTTAGTAGCATAGTCATATGTAAGTACATTGTTTGAGTCAATTGATGCCTCACCCAAAAATGCTGATACATTTGCACTGTCTGGGGCTACGAAGTTGCCAGATGCATTTCCTATGTTTGTTACCTTTAGCTTAAAGAACTTAGCAAATGATACCTCTGCATATGTAATAGAATACTTAGTCTTAGATGCAAGTGTTGCAACTCCCTGTGACTGATTTGCTCCAACAACTCTTCCCATGTTTCCAATGTCATTAATGCTCTTAGGAAATGATGTTGAAAATGAATCAGATACTGGCTTTGTCCAAATGTCTGGGGATGACGCTTTCATAAATCTAACAAAGTTATTTGTTGTCCCAGAACTATCTAATCTGTATACAACACTTATCTTTTGGTTTGGTAGAGTATAGATAATGCTTTTATTAGCTACTCTTAGAACTACTGGATTACCAGACTTATCCTTAACTAGATTGCCAAACTTATCTTTTCTATAGATAACTTCTTTAATCTTTCTATTGTTATCAGCTTTAATAGCAGGATCATTCCACATTGTTATCTCCCCCGCAAAAATCTTAGCCACTGTAGTTGATGATAGATATAGCTGTCTGTTACCTGGAAGATTATGCATAACTGCAATAGGTGCTGCAACAACTGGGATGTGAATAACTGAAGGTCTTTTTGTAGATGCATTATGTGCTGAGTCTGAGAACCAGAAGTCTCCAATTGATTTATCAGATGAAGTCTTTCCAGCACCAGATCCGTTTGCTGCATAGGTAACAATATTACCTGTTGACTTGGCATATGACGATCTGCATTCGTCAATAAGATTTGCTGGGAATGATGCGCCATTGCCAACAATATTTTCTGTTGCAAAAGCTGGGGTAGAAATAGATAGGGCAGCAACGACTGCTATTACAATAAGTTTAAGTCTCATATATAAAGAATACACTAATCAATATGGACAAACAGCCAATGTTTGATTAACTAAAAATTAACTTTAGACAAACTTTTATCCAGCTTATTTTATTAAAATTTGTTTTTAATTTCTTTCTATTATCATTACTGCAACTTGAGTTGCTGTATTTGGATCTTCAGATATTCCAAAAAATCTATCTTTAAATGACATGTTTTCTAAAATTATTGGTGGGCCATCATGCTCTACTCTTAAACCATAGTTTGTTAAAGAAACATTTCCATTTCCTACAAGCGCATGCTTATTGGCACTGACATTGGTCATAACTATTGAATAATGAGAGTCAACTTCATCAGAAAATGTTAATTCTACTGGTGTGTTGTTTAGCGTCAGAAGCTTTGTTCTAATCATCCTCTTATTATACCTTACTTAGGATTATCTGTTTTGTAAAAGCCATTACCTTTAAACTGTATTCCAAATGAGCTAAAATGTCTTACCATAATAGAGTCGCACTCTACGCAGTTATATTGCTCTTCTGGGTCATTGATACCTCTGCTTACTTCCATTTTTGCGTGAGCATCGTCATCAGAACATTTATACTCATATACTGGCATTACTTACCGCTCTTTTTTCTCTTCTCTGCTAAGGCTGCAAAATCTTTGACCTTAGTTTCTCCCATATAGCCCCAAGCATGCCCATCTTGAATCATCTTCTCATTTATAGAAACATCTGATCCATCAAGATAAACCCACCCTAAAATTCTTCCATACTTCTCTGAGGAGTCCATTTTTTCTGTTTTAATGACAACAGTCTTTGCTGAGTCGATTGCAGATTTTAAATATGACTTTGCTTCAAGTCCTAATGCCTTCTCCATCTTGTCTGCTGTGCGACTTTCTGGAGTATCAATTCCCGCCAATCTTACTCTTGAGGTAAAAGAGATATCAAATCCAAGATCAATGTCTACATCAATTGTGTCTCCGTCCACAACCTTTGTAACCTTCTTTACATAATACTCAAACATGATTCTCCTTAATATTGGTGAGCAGTTTTTAGACTTGCTCAGGTCTATCCCAAGGCGTAACTATTAGCCCGTGTCCCATCAAGTGGAACAAGACTATTATACCTTACTTGATTTTAATTGTTCTAGGCTTTTTATCCTCTGGAATAACACGATCTACATTGATACGCAGCATTCCGTCTTGGAATTCAGCACCAACTACTTCCATATATTCACCTAGTGCAAATGACCTAGTAAACTTTCTTGCAGCAATTCCCTTATGCAAGAATTGATCTTCTCGTTCACCAATTTCACCCTTAATAATTAGGGTTCCATTATCTACAGAGACATCAACATCCTTTTTAGAGAATCCAGCAACTGCAAGTTCAACTTGATAAGAATCCTCATCTAGTTTAATAACATTGTATGGTGGATATGATTGGTTTGCTGAGTGTACATGGTTTAGGCGATTTAACGTATGGTTAAAGCCAATAAAAAATGGGTCATTAAAAATGGCCCATGGATCGTTCATCATCATAATTTGCTCCTTTTAAGCGAGTTAATTTATAGGCCCCCGTAAGCAGCCTACCAATATATTATATCAAAAACACTGGCAACTTGCAACGCTAAAATTTTTGCGTATGAATATGGCCTATTTCAATTTGATTTATATTAACATGCGATGGCAAAGATGCTACCCACCTGATAGTCTCAGCCATGTCTTCAGCAGTTACAGCTTTCTCTCTTTTTTCGGTCTGCGTATCTATAGTTCCTGGGCATATCTCAGTTACCTTAATATTAAATTCTGGATACTCCAACCTCATTGTATCTACGAGTCCACGCATTCCTCTTTTTGCATTAGTATAATTACCACCAGATGGATATGGGTACTTGCCTCCCAAAGATGATACAAAGACTATGGTTGGAGAATCAGACTTTTTCATATTAGGCACAAATAGTTGAGATATATACATTGGGGCCACTACATTAATTGCGTAGGCTATGTGAAAATTTTCTGGCTTTTCATTTATTAGGTAAGTTGGGCTTGCCCCTCCACCTGCATTATGTACTAATAAGTCTAATGTTATATCACTATACTTATTATAAAATGTTTTTATGCCATCCATGTTTGTAATATCAAGCTGATGTATTTCTAGGTTGTCGGATTGAATTTCTTTTAACCTTTCAATATTTCTTGACACAGCTATTACACGATACCCATTATCAAGTAAACACTTAACAGTTGCATGCCCAACGCCCTTACTTGATCCAGTTACTATTGCTGTTTTCAATTTTAAAACCCTAACTCTAAAAGTATGCTATCGCATTTTGACAGGAAGCCTTGAACATTTTTTTGATTTTCTTCATGAAGTGGTACCATAGATAAAAATAGAGAAGCTTCGTAAACTCTTAATAGATTTATTGAAATGTTATTTCTATTTAAATAGTCTATAAAAACATCTTGCACTGCTTTGTCTTTATACTTTGAGTTATATAGAATATTTTCATAACCACCCAATAAGCTATGGCTTAGTTTTGCCAAGTCATAGTATTCGTCCATATAAATATCTTTTACTGATGCGGCTCCTCTTGGATCAATAAACTTAATTATATTAAATTCTTTTATCCATAGAATATTGGAAAGGCATAAATCTCCATGAGAGATAGTTTTATTCCAAACAGTTCTTTCATCTTTATAATGTAAATAGGCTTTTGATATCCTATCAAGCAATTCATTATGAGAAGATTTTATTCTATTCTTTGTCTTTGTTATATTGTATGGTTGCACAAACCATCTCTGAAGACTTGCTGGCAGCATATAATAAAAATTATACTCTGACCTAATTTTTTCTATCTGATGAGAGAATTTAATTAATGTTATATCCTTAGATATAATTTTATTAAAATGTCTGGAGTTGTAATGATCTGTATTATAAATTATATTCTCCTAAATTTTAGTAAATTTTCTTTTTCTTGTCTGCCATCTTTTGCTCATCAGCAGTTGCTGCATATAAAGCTCTCATATGTGCTGAGGCTCTTGATTCGCTTGGGTGACATCCCTTTAACTCGCCTTTATCATTTAACACAGCAAAACCTTTACATCCTGCTGCTCCTTGTTGTATCTTGTATGGCATAGTTCCTCCTAGTTATTGCTTTCTGTATCTGGCATCTCTGTCAGAATTCCTTTTTCTCTTGCTATCCTCTTGCCCTCTTCACTCAAAATAATAGTGGCTTCTAAATTTTCATCATATTCGACATCAATATATTCATCATTAAACAATTCTATCAAAGTTTTTTCTATGTAGTCTGTATGAGACTCCCATAGTTCTGGCGCAAGATCTTTTGCAGACTCATTTATTGCAAATATAATCTCTCCACTTTCGTCTACGCCAGCCATCTCTATTACACCTATTTCCATGTAATATGCTAGTCTATCTTCGTACTCTTCGTCTTCCATTTTTCTCCTTGTGCAATAGGTAGGACTCGAACCTACGACGACCAAATTATGAGTTTGGGGCTCTAACCGACTGAGCTACTATTGCCTTATCGTATTGTAGCGTTCCGTCGTCGTTTTTGTCAATAGTACTTTCAACTATCTGTTGAACATACTCTGAAAAATGTTTTCTTGTACTACCAGATGGCCTAGATCCAATAGATATCCAAAGTTTTTTATACTCAATTACATTTGCAAATGTGGTAGGGCAAAGCGTTATTCCATTGTATTCTTTTAATACAGTTGGAAGTGGCACATGCTTTCCGCAACACTTACATTCTTTAGCAAGTTCTTGATATTTACTCATAGTATTTCCATTCCATTTAATACATCAGACAATTCTTTTGGAATTCTTGGTGGTCTGATTACATTTAACCTTGTTACATCCTCATTATTTCTTTCTTCTCGCCTCATTGAATCATAAGTATGTATATCTATTTCATCATTGTTAACTTTTCTGGTCTTACTGATCGCATTGTAAATAGATCCGCAAACTGCGTCAGCTAAGTCCTTTGAGCCTTTTCTTGGGTGATCTACCTTATCTCTCATAATCTTTAGTTGCAATAGCTCGTCAACCAGAAGCCTTATATTTGGCCCGTGTAATCTTTCTTCAAGCACTACCATTGCCATATCGTCGTAATGCTTTTTTGCTACAGACAATGTTTCAGTATTAATTCCATATTGCTTTAGCTGCTGCATCATATCATGTGAGTTCCATCTGTCAAATGTGCATAGTCTGATATTAAATCCTGCCGCTCTTAACGAAAGAATATAATCTCTTACCTCTGTAAAATCTACTGACTTGTCTGCTGTAGGAGTCCAGTACCTAACAGCATCTACCTCAACTATTGGAGCTGGCTGGGAGTATGTATCAGTAACTTTAACGTTTACAAATTTACTAACATGTGACATTGCTACGGCACAATGGTCATGCTTTTGTGCAAGGTCTACATGCAAGAAGTATTCTTTTTCTGGATCAGGAATAAACCAGTTTTCTAATCTTCCAAATTCATCTACGGCTAAAGCCATATTGCTAAATGCTTTTTCAATTTTTTCTCTAGACTTAAAAAATGCATCAACTGCTTCTGGTGGCATGCAGGCAAATCTGCTTAGCGCATCAGGCATATTCTTATAAAACTCAACCTTAAAGTCTTCAATTTTTTTAGTAGGATTAACATCCCAAGTCGGTCTTTTAAGAGCATACACTTTTGGAATCTTATAAGATATAATGTTGTCTTCTTCCCACTCAACCGTTACTTCGTTTCCATCTGTTCCGTCTGGTAAATCATCTACCATTTTTAGAGTCTTGCTTTGTATAACTGTTTCTTTCTCTGCAATAACTGAATCATAAAATTTTTGTATTGGATCATTTTTAAAGCGAGGGAAAGATAGCAAGATAATTTTGCCATAGTCTGGGAAACGTGAGATTACTGATCCACGATACATGTCGTAGATGGCGTCAGCTGTTTTAGCCTGATCGTGTCCTGTTGTATTCTCAGTTGCAAATCCTGAAATCTCATCAAGGATAACTGCTATAACGTTGTAGCCCTCAAATGCTTCACGTTCTGAGTGTCCAGAATAAACATTTACATTTTTATTAAATCTAATCTCTGATGCCTTTGGGTCATACTTTCCAATAAACCATGGGGACCGCTCAATTCTTGTCTTAAATCCTTTAAAGAAAACATTGTTAGCCTGTTGTGCGTTAACAGCAATATTAATAATATCAATTGTATCTCCAGGCGGTTTGCCATAATATGTTGCTGGATCTTTTAGGCACAATAGTAAATATACTATATATGAAACTGAGATTGTGGAGGTATAATCTTTTCCAGAGCCCTTGCCCAATTGTGCAATTATCTCTGTGCAGGTCTGCTTATATCTAAGGCTTCCTTCTTTTTCTCCAAAAAGCTTGATAAGCGTAGACTCTTTATAAATTTGAGAACCCTTTTCAATCAAAGTGTACTGGTACTCTGAAAGTGGTGGGAGGCCAAGATAGTCTGGACTGGTTACAAATGTTTGAAGATCTACTGGCCTTTCTTCAAACTCTTCTCCATCAAGAATATCGATAAGATCATTAAAGTTTAAATCCATTACTTATCTTCTTCTTCTCCACACAAACAATTGCCACATTCGCAATTGCTGTTTGCAAGCAATACTTCTCTTCCCATATTGTCAGTCTTTTTAATTTTTTCAGTTGCCATGATTAAACCGCTGGATCTTCTTCTGTTATTAAAACTGGCTCTACTATGCCAGTTATTTGTGATAATCTTTTTGCAACATCAATTTTGCACTTAGGACATGTTGCAGTTACTTCTTTTAATATCTTTACGAGTATCTCTTGCTTACGCTCAGTCTCTGCTACTTGACTTGCTATCTCTTGATTATCCAAAAGGCCAACCTCTTGAAGCATTCCAATTCTTTTGCCTTCAATATCTGCAATTAGCTTTAAAGCAGTTGCTTTTACATTTAGCTGTCCCGCCTGGTCTGCGTCTTCTACGGTCTTCCAGGCCTCTTTAATAAGCATAGCGTAATGTTGATCAGCCCCAGAGATGGCTTCCTTTGCCCTGTCACGAGACCCAGAATCGCTTCTAACGACCTGTTTCCACTCTTCTATGTGTTCCAGGACTTCAGCCCTCTTAAAACCCGTCAGAGAGGCGATTTGAGTAGGGCTATTACCTTTAAGCAGTTCTTCAACTACCTTATTCATGCGATCAAAATGATCAGCTAATTCAATATCCATATGGATATATTATACTTCTAGTCGACTGAAATAGCAAGTTTCTTAGCTATTTTAAGTAAGATTAAATAACCAATCATATCGTCAATATCATTATCTCCTGCAAAGCCTGAGCCATTTTTAATACGATTGATCTTATCATCAATTCTAATTTTAATCTGCTCTTGATTATCCGCCTGAGAGAATATGCGAATAGGCGACAAAGCAGAGTCGCCATATGATATATTCTTTTTAATTAGCATCTCTGCAATTTCAAGACACTCTCTAATTATTTTATGTCCTGATGGCGCTTCTGTTGCCATTAGTTGTAAATCTGTAACCCATGTCTGATAGTTATCCTTATTTGGATAGTCTGTTCCCGCCATTATTTCATCTCCCTGTATAGTAGTTTAAGTCCTTCAAAAGTTCCAATATCCATATACTGCCCACCAGCCATAACCGATCTAACATCTAAACCTCTATCAATCCAATCCTGTATCTGTAATCCAACATGTGCAAGCTCTGGATTAATATCTTGAGTTAAATTCCTCAATAACATTGTCCCCCACATGAAAGGATAGTCGCAATCTGGAACCTTGTCCCTGTGTGCATATACCTTTCCTTGATCTACAGCTATTTGACCAACACGACCCTTTATTTCTTCGTGACAGTCCCATGTTCCAAGAACAACATCTCCGTCAGATTCTAGCATTTTCTTGTAGATATTACTAGTACATCCAACCATATGTGTATCTGGAAGTCCTATAACTAAAGTATCGCTGTCTCCTCCTGCCATATATTTCACAGCATCTGACATTGTTGAGGGTTCTTTAACCATAATTTTAACATCCATGTCCATATTTTGAATTATTGGAACCCATGCTGCTCTTGTGGAAACTCTAACTTCATCACAGACTTCAAGCATCTGATCTACATGCCATTTTAAAATTGAAGTATTGTCAGAAATAGGCAATGCAAACTTTGCTATACCGCCAATTCTTGTTGCCTTGCCAGAGGCTGGTAGCACTCCTATGATCGCCATTTATTGCACCTGTGATTCGTATTGTCTATCTATGTCAAGAGGATTCTTGACATACGGAGGCAAAGTATATACATTAAATATACCCTTTTCTCCTTTTCTAAATATAAACCAGTCTGTTGGATGGTCCATACCTATATCTTCAACATACTGACATAACTTTTTAGCACCCTGCTTTGAAACAACATATCCCAATGTAGACCAGTCTTGATATGCTTTTGATATATATTCATTTACTAAACGAGAATTTTCAAATCTAGGGTGCTGGTTCTTATCGACATATATACTAAAAACATCATAATCATCTGGCAAGCTGTTCATGCAAATCTGATACTTAGAATGAAATGATTCATCAATTAGAATGTCATCTTCAAAGACTACAAGCTCATTTAAATTGCTAGAACATAAGTATTTCCATGCTAAGTAATGACTACCAAAATTTCCTAGTTCTCCCAATTTAAATCCGTCCCATGCAATCTTAAACTCTGGGTTGTCTTCTTTGAACTTTTCAACTTCTCCTTCTTTTTTAGCATTTAAAGACTTGATCTTAATTTTATTTCCATTTAAAACCTCATCCAAAGCATATCGATTTTGTTTTCTAGAGTCATCTATATATATTGTATGATAATTAATTGGATATTTTTTCTTTAATACATCAGGATTAGTTTTATAGAAAGACTCTACAGTCATGCAGTCTTCTAAATGCTGCATTCTTCCATAAATCTTGCCAGCAATATTTCTTAATTCTTTATTGTGCATTTCATATTTTTCAGAAAAATCATAGAAATGATCTAATATCAAAGATAGCTCTTTAGATGCCACAGAATGGTCATAGCTACTTCCCGCTGGATGATTCAGGACATACTTGGTATCTCTTAGAATTAACTTGTTGCTATTTATAATATCAGAGCACCAAATCATATCCATGCCCCAACCACTTGTCAATGTTGTCATGTCTACTTTATCAGAAAGATAATAGAAATATTGCTCAAGTAAATCTACAACATTCCTGTTTAAAATTACAGCTATTCCGTCAGTTTGAATAGATACATTTAGTCCGCTATCAAAGTCTGATTCTTTTAGTTTACATGAGTTCTGGCCCCATGGCTCATTTGTTAAGTGGGGAGCATAAGCCCAAACGTCATACATTGAAGTTACCTGTTGAGCTCTATTTATAAACTGCATCCAATTATCTGATGATACATCTCCACACAGCCAAAACATGTACTCGTATGACCTATCAAAATCTTTTACGGCAGCATATAACTGTCTGTAGAATCTGATATCTCCAACATTCATCCAATTGTCACGAGGGTAAGATCCAGAATTTATAACCTTATAAGGAACGTTGTTTTCAATGAATGTTTTTTCAATACTCAAAACATTATTTTCTACCCTATCCCAGTTAACAATGTAAGTAAAAAAATTCATTTAATAATACCAGTTTCCTTTAAACATCTGTAGATAGTCATTACGCTAACACGGCACTCTGCTGCTATTTCTTCCATAGTTTTTCTTTGAACTACATATCTCCGATATAGCCAATCTTTATTCTTATACAATTTCATCGTTTCGTAAGCACCGTATTCGAATAGTGTGCAATGCCAAATGCATCTGCCACATCAAAGTCTGTTAAAGATAAGTTGTACTTATGGTTAAAGTAATCTACTGTCCTTTGCTTTCTCATGTTACGAATCTGATTCTTATACCACGAATCAGCGTATCCTGGGTAAGCTAGTCTTATTGCAGACTTCTCATCTTTCGTTGGATTTTTGTTACCAATGTACGCCTGCCATGCGGTAGGGCTAATTGTAATAACCTTAGCACCAGTAGACATAAGCTCAGCAATAACAACTCCATAGACATAAGACAATTTTATCACAGCATCAGGTGATCTGACAAGCACTGCACCTTCAACAACAATATAATCTGCCTTTAATTCAACTAACATTGCATTCATTTTTACTTTGGCGTCATAAATTTTTGCATATATGTCAGCACCCTCTAGATCAACTTTTCCCCATTTAATTGGCACATCGTTTTCCATTAAACAAAATGCAACCGAATTGGTTGATGCATCTATGCCAAGCACTCTATGGGCTTTAGTCTTAACTAGATCAGCTAATTTCATCTATCATCCCTAGCAGTCTATAATTGTTTTCAGAGTTTATTTTTTTAGTACATTGAGAACATAAATTAGATTCATTATATCTACTCAATTGAGACTTACACTTCTTACACAATCTAGCAAGCCCATTTCTAATAGCCTTCTTCTCATAATACTTTTGCATAATTCTACGGTTTGTTGAAACTCTGCAGCATTCATCGCAACAATATTTTTGATTATGAGTTTTTGACTCAAACTCTATCTTACATTCATCATTAGCGCATATCACGATTTTGTCATTTCATATAGCTCAATTTGTACTGTACCAACTGGAGTATCTTTACTGTAGCATTCCTTTTTAATTGGACAATATGTACATGGCATTTTAGACTTGGAAGCACCTGCTGGACGCATTGGCAAATCGCCATCTTTAAAGTTATCATAAACTTCTTGCATCCAAAGGAAAGCATCCTCAATAATCTTTTTATTAGCCTCATTCATTGAAATTGGAATAATAAGTATCTCTTGAGTATTTTTGTTCTCATATAGAAAGAAACCTTCCTTGGCATTCTTTAACTTCATATAGGTAAGAAGCTGAAGCATGTGGTTAGAAGAAGATTTCATTTCTGACTGTCTGGCATCCCATACCTCTTGCTTAGCCGTCTTAATTTCTCCAATTACGGTTTCTCCATCATACTCCATGATAAGATCAATAAAGCCTCTAATTGGAGGATACTCATTGATAATTTCTTCTTCTTCAGCTCTCCACTCTGGCATAGTCTTAATTAAATTTTGTAGTCTTTCGTGAGCCTGTGTTCCTTGAGCCATATTTGCTACAGCAATAGCATCATTATCATCAATAAAAACTGCACCAGAAAATGCCATATACCAATATCTTGGACACTTGCCATGGCCATACCCTAAACTACTTGGGCTAAATGTTTTTTTAGTCATCTCGCCATCTGCACGTTTTGTATTTCTATAAGCCTCATCAAGTAGTTGAGCAAATTTTTCTGGGTCGAAGAACTTTCCAGTATGCTTTTTAAACTTAAGGTTCTTTACTATATCTCTACCCATTACGAATTGTACCTAACTACATATTTAAGTGCATCTACTAATTTGTCTATGGACTCTTTAACTGAATAATAAATGTTTTTCTTATTGTTATTTGCGGTCCCAGCCTTATCTTTTGCAATAGTAGAATATACTGATGCAAGTATAGCAAACTTAGTTGACATTGCTTGCAATTCCATAATAAGCATTGGAGCCTTAGCTGAGGGGACATCTGGATTCATGAGTAACTTTACTACGATAGCCAAAGTTTTATCAAGGTGTTCATCCTTCATAAACTCATGTAGGTCATTGAACTCTGTAATGTCACTTATTAATTCTAGCGTATTCTTATCACTCATGATTCTCCTCATAAAATTGGATCAGTTCTTCTAAAACTGCCCACTCAATAATTCCAAGTCTAACCTTAGAATCTTGTCCTATAATAATCTTTAGTGCTGGATGCATGTCTCTGCTAACCTTAAATGTATCTGTGCATATCTTGGACCATACATCTTTGTTTAGCGTAAAAGATCTTCCAGCCTCCTTGTAATCTACTAAGAACTGTTTCCACTTTGCATCGCCTTTTTGATAATCGCCACGACCACTATTCTTTTGAGCTTTGGCACCATCACGTTTAACTTCAGATCTTTCTGACATTAATTAACCTTAAAGATTGTTTCATGTCCTTTAGAACATCTCCAAGACATAACTAATTCAACAGGATCCCAAAATGCTCCGTTTACATCTTCTTCACATTTTGAACATGGCCTAACGCCATTCATTTTTTCTAGTTCGTACGGTTCTTCTTCAGCAGGCTTATCAAAAAATTCATTAAGATCTGGCATTTATTTCTCCGATTAAGCTGCCTACAACATCTGGATTTTCCCTTAAGTACGCTACAGCCTTTGCACGTCCTTGAAAACGTTCTCCATTTACTGTATACCATGCTCCACCCTTTTCTACTATTCCGCACATCTCTGCGACATCAAGTGTTTCTCCAACACGATCTACACCAAGAGCTTCCCCTTGGTAATAAAAGTCGTACTGTCCTGATAGATTTGGGGGGCCAAGCTTGTTGTAATCAATAATCCAGTTAACTGGCCTTCCAACCCTTTGTTCAATAATCTTGTCGCCAACTTTAACCCCAGCCTTAATAGCATTCGCCTCAGCCTCAGACGACCAGAGTTTAATGACAGTGGAAGAAAAGAACTTGACTGCCATGCCACCTGTGGGGATGTGACTAGCATGCATAGATCC